AGAAATTTCCAGCAAGTCCCCTTCTTTGTAGATTGTTTCGCCATTTTCACTTACCCCCTCCGTATTGCTAATAAATCCGACACTGAAACTCTTTAGTGCCCCTTCTGTTATCGCCTTCAAAATTTCCACATCGTCAGTAAAAATTTCAGCAATAACAAAAAGTCCCTTATTATCGACCCTTACATCTAAAGCCTTGCCTATTATTTTGTCTCTATCGTGATTATACAAAATCACCCCACCTGCGTTCAGGTAGTCTTGCAGGGACTTTTTAAAAGCGTCACGTTTTATAACCTCCCCTGTTCTGTCAAGTCTTTCCGTGCTTGCGTAACCTTTTATTTTCATTCTTCAGCCTCCTTCTCTATTAGTTTAGTTAGAAGTGTGCACCTACAATTTATTATTTCGTCAGTGTTGGCCGTTTCGTCATACGGGTGTAAAAGCCCGTTTGGAAATTTCTCATCGTTATTAATCCAGCCGACTAATCCCGCCTCATAATGGCTCGGTCTAACCCTTTCATCTTGTGCTGTGCTCCATCTCTTCACTACTGCAAGATTGTTTCTGTTTGCGATTTTTTCAATTTCTTTTGCGTTTTCTCTAACTGCGAAATTACTCGCTCGATTTATTTCCGTTCGTGCGATTGTGTATGCGTCAGCCTTCGAAAAAAGATTTTGCAATTCTTTTGCGACTTCGTCTGCTGTGTATTCTTTTCCTTCTTCTACAAGTTTTTGTATTGCTTCGTAAACTCTCTCCGTCAGCGAACTTTTAAATTGCAACTGCTCAAAAGCTTTCTGTAATGCGTCGTCTCCTAAATATACGTCGTATCCCTGCCTTGTTAGTTCGTTTTCAAGCGCTCTCTTTCCTGCCTTCTTCCAATAACTTTTTACAACTTTCAAAATGTTTTCATCAATCGTATCAAAAAAGTCGTCGTTTATTTCAAATACAATTCCTCTATTTTGCTGTCGTCTTATATAGTTTTTTATTGTTCTATTATATTCCGCCAATAACTCTTGTGTCATAAACTTTTCGAGCGGTTGTATTTTCCTTGCGTGCCAATCCCATATTTGCTCGTCTTCTTGCAATAGTTGTTTTTCTGTTAGCCTTACGTTTTTTAACGCCCTTAAAAATTTTTGTGGTGCAACTATTTCGATTTGCTTATTAACTTCTTCCCCGCCCTTGATTTGCTTCATCGAAGATAAATCCCTGTCGATTTGTAACAATCTTCTGCTTTCTTCAAGATCAATTACCCCTGCTGAAAACATTTGCAAAACTTCCTGTGTGCTGAAAATTTTTACATCGCTTAAATAATCAATCCCGCTAAAATCTACGTCGACCTTAATTTTGCTGTTGTAAGCGTTCTGCAAAAACCTTTCAAGCCCAGCTCGCACAAGCTCAACGTAGCCTTGTAGAGTGGTTTTATAAAAAAACATCGCCTCTTCTTTTGCAAGAGCATAAGCCCCTCTTTCTCTGGCTTGAAATAGTAAAAGCGGTATCCCCATCACCCTTGCAATTGTCTTTATAATAAAATCTTTTATGCTATCAAGTTTTTGTATGTCTGCTTTGTTTTCAAGCACCTGTAAGCTTGCTGGTAAAACTGGACTTTCTCCGTTATTCAGCTTCTTTTTTGCTTGAAATAGCAAGCTTTGCATTATATTTATGTCTCGCTCCGTGATTGTGTCTATTTTATATGCCCCAAAAAGCCCGTAGGATTTTAAATAATAAGAATTAAATTTTATATAATAGTTTTCTAACTCAATGATGTCATTTAGCCACGCTCTAAATCCGCCCTCTTTCGTATCGGATAAGTTTAGTAATAAAACTCTATCTTTTGAAACCTTTACGTTGTTTACGACTATGCTTGTTATCTCTCCTTGCTTATTTTCGTTTATTGTGAATTCATCCCCACCAAGAATATAGTTTTTGTCGTAAAAAACTATCGCGACCTTCCCTGTGTCAAGCAATTTTTCATATAGCATTTTTTTTGCTTCAAACTCACCCGATATAAGTTTGTTACCTATATTTGCGAAAATGTTTCCAAACCCTTCTGGAGTGATGATAAAATTAAAACGTGCAAGCTCATTAGAAAGAATATTAAGCCCTGCAAGGTAAGAAGGGCTATATTGATTAGTAGTTTGTATATTATTCAAATCTATTGTGTTTGCAAAAACAATTTGCTTTTCGATTATGTTATTTTCTACTTGCCTTTTTTTAAACAAGTTCATTTATCAACCTCAACGTTGCTATTGTTTTTTCATCAAACCTTCCGCTATTCTCTACAAAATTAGTATAAATTGCATATCGCATAGCGTCAAGCAAATGGTCGTTTACCTTCAAGACTTCTTCTAAAATCCTACCATTTCTGTCGATTTTGTAGGCATACTGACTAATTTCCTTCAGCAAGTTTTCACCAGCCACAAAAAGCTCAATCTGCCTTAAATATGCAATACCTTCGTTTACGTCCTTTATACTTGCCCTCGCATTAAAACCTGCTCGTCGTAGTTCCTCAATCCTATTCGGCTCTGCACTATCACAATAAATTATTTTATCGTCTAATCTATACTGTTTTAATAAACTTATAAGCTCTTGATTTGTTAAATTACTTCTATAAAGCATTTCTTTTACAAAATATTTATTTCCTTCTTTTTTAATTCCTACTAAAGCTGTAGGATTATTAAAGCCAAAATCAAGCCCATAAAAATCTGGGCTAACATCAAAATCAAAAATTTTATAATCCTTATAGACTAATGTGTTATCTTTCTCTCCCCATTCGCCGAGTGTATAAACGTTATAATAATTTTTGTCTTTTATCCCTTGTAAAGTTTTTATATATTCCTTGTCTAAAAAGGGATTGTCTTTGTAAGTTGTTTTTAAAATAAAAACATCGTCTTGTTTTAATTCCTCCATCTTATCTTTTAGCCACTTTGCACGTGCAACTGGATTAAAAGTTAAAATAAACTGTTTATAAAACCCGGTCTCACCGCGTAATCTTAAATCAAGCTGATTAAAGTCTGCGGGTGTTATTTCGCTTGCTTCTTCACACCAAACAGACGATATGTTATCAATTGATTTTATTTTTTCCTCATCATCCAACCCTGTAAAAATTATTTCCCCGGCCGCAACCTTAATTTGTCTTTTATGCTCTGTAAATTTGTAAGGTAGGTTTTCCGACTTTAGGATTTTTTCAATGAGATGAATAACAGAATTGTTTAGCGTGCTTGCATATTTTCTAACTATTAAATGCCTTCCGCCCTGTAAAGCTCTAATAATTATTTTCCTTCCAGCGTGCTCGGATTTGCCAGACCCAGCTCCGCCGTAAAGAAAACAATATCGCTTTTTTGTTAAAATAAAATTCTCATACGCTTCAGCTATTTTCACTCGCCCCCTCACTTCTAACTATTTCTATTTTTAATGTGCTTGGTAATTGCAAACTGAAATCTTCTTCAGCCCCCCATCCTCTGCTCTTGGCTTTTGTTTTTAAAAAATAAATCTGTGCCTTTACATCTCCATCAAGGGCCTTTTTAATTAAGGCATTCTCTACTGCATCAATTACGCTTTCCTCTACCTCCCGCACTTTTTTTGCAAAATTTTCGTCTTTTTTTATCCAATCGTAATAAACATCTCTGCATATATTTAGTTTTTTACAAGTCGCACTGATATTAAAACTTGTTGCGTAAAGCTCTAAAAATTTTTCCTTTAACTCATTGCCCAGTCGTCTCATCTCCACTCACCCTTTTTAACAAATTTTCTAAAATAACAATATATTCAGGTGTTGGCAAAATTCTAAACAATTTCCACCCTCCCGCAATCGCTAAATTATATTTTTCTAAATCTTTAATAAACCCTTGCCCTCTGTTATGTCTCCCCTGCACCCAAACTCCCCCTTCCACCTCCACCGCCACCTTTTCGTTATTTGTTAGAAAGATGGCATAATCAAAACGATATTTTCTATCTTCTAAAAATTTATATTCCTTCCTCCAGCTTTTTATTACTCCCCTTATCATTAAACCATCAAAAAATTTCTCTAATATAATATAAAAATTCATAATTTTACAACTTAAAAATATAAAAACAGGGAGGTAGCAATAAAAAAATTT